CAAAAAGGGATAGAGGGAGTCGTGGGTGAGGAAATTTATTTCGAAGATGGATACTTAAAAGCCAATATAAAAATATTTACTCAAAAGCTGGCTAATTTGATAGAAAAAGGAAAAAAAGAGCTTTCCATCGGATACAATTGTGCATATGATATTGTATCTGGTGCGTTTAATGGACAGAAATATGATGCGATACAAAGGAACATTAGAGGTAATCATTTAGCGTCTGTGATTGAAGGAAGATCAGGATCAGATGTCGCGGTATTAGATACTCTCAAATTTACAATCGACATGAAGGGGTTCGATATGACAGAAGAAGTAATTAAAGAAACAGAACTGGAAAGCCCAAATGTTTTAGAAAATATGGAAAAAGAAGTTTCCATGGTCGTGCTTTCTGAAACGCTTGCAAAACTTTCAGATGCTGTGAAAGGCTTACAAGATCAAATGACAGCAATGAGATCTGAAAAAGTAGAAAGTTCAGATGAGGATGTTGTTGAAAAAGAAAATGTGGAAGACGGAGATGCAGAAAATAAAAAAGACGCGATGGACGCAAAAATTAAATCGTTGAGAGATGAGCTAAAAGCATATAAAGAAGATGGTGTTAAGTCTTTGTTAGCCGAAATTTCTCAAAGCTCAAATCTTGCAAGCCAGATATCAAAACATGTCGGAACTTTTGATCATGCATCTATGACACTTGAAGATGTTGCAAAATACGGCGTTAAAAAATTAGCATTAGATTGCGCTGTTGGACACGAAATATCCGCATTGAAAGCATATTTTAAAGCAAAAGTTTCGAATGATTCTACACATATTGCTTTAGATTCCGCTCCAACAAACAGTAAAATTAAATTATTTTTAAAAGGGGCTAGATAATGACTTTTCAAAGTACAGTATCACTTAAGCAAGGCTTTGGCGTCGCAGGTGAATTTTTTGATGGATCCCCGCATCGTGCAGAACCTTTTATCCTTCAATCAGCTGATCCAGGATATAATGTTTTTGGTCGTGCTTTTACAGTTGTCAGCGAAGGCATAGCGCAGGCAGGCGGGACAGGTGTTTTTGCTGGCTTCTTAGTAAGTCCAAAAAGTGCGACGTCTGTGGGAACAGTAGCAGGTGGAACGCTAGCGCCAACTTTAACTTTGCCGAATAACGTTTTGGCTGAGATTTTAAACATGGGATGCATTATTGTATCACTTCCCGACGCCGCAGCAATTGGCGATTTAGTGATTTATGATGAAGTCACTGGCGAATTGGCAACCGTTATTCCAGCAGGCCCAGTCCCAGCTGGATTTCAATTGGCGCATGCGGTTGTAGATAGATTCACGGTTGATTCTGCCGGACTAGCTGTTATTCGCGTAACAGATGTTCCTGTAACTCCTTAAAAAAGGTATTTAAAAATGACACAAGAAATTTCATATATTGCACCCCGCTTTGCTAAAAAAGCAGGGAAAATTGCATTTGATGCTTTTAACGATTCAATTGAAAATGAATATTCTTCACTAGAATTAATGGGAATAAATATACCCGATAAATTTGCAAATAGCATGTTTGCAATGGACGCTATAGAGCCGACGGTAACAACTGGAAGCATCCCTGTCCCGGTTCAATATCTTCAAAACAATTTGCCTGGCTTTGTTCTTGTTGCGACAGCTGCAAGAAAGATTGATGAGCTTGTCGGAATTTCGATTCAAGCGGAATGGGAAGATGAAGAGGTTGTGCAAAAAGTTTTAGAGCTTACGGGTAAAGCCGTCCCTTACGGTGATTATACAAATGTCCCGTTCAGCTCATGGAACACAAACTTTGAAAGACGAACAATCGTTCGTTATGAAGAGGGATCTTTTGTTGGAAGATTAGACGAAGCTAGATCTGCTCGTATAGATATAGATTCAGGTGCAGAAAAAAGGAATGCGGCTGTTTTGTCTCTTGAAATCGAAAGAAATGACATAGGTTTTAATGGTTTCAATAATGGGCTCGGTAGAACATATGGATTTTTAAATGACCCATCTTTAAGCGCATATGATACTGTCCCAGCTGGCGCATCTTTAAGTACGGAATGGAGTACAAAAACATATTTAGAAATTACAGCAGATCTTAGGCAAATGATTTCAGGTTTAAGAACTCAATCCGGCGATGTAATTGACCCGCAAAATACAGATGTCACACTGGCGTTAGCAACTGATGTTGTTGATTATCTGTCTGTAACTTCAGATTTTGGAAATTCTGTTCAACAATGGCTCAATGAAGCATATCCGCGAATTCGCGTTGTTTCTGCTCCAGAACTTAATGATGCCAATGGTGGCGAGAATGTCGGCTATATGTATGCTGATGCAGTAGAAGACGGTTCAACAGATGGTGGAAGAACGTGGGTTCAAGTAGTCCCAACAAAATTTACTGTCCTTGGCGTCTCTCAAAAAACAAAAGGGTATGAAGAAGCATATACAAACGCGACCGCGGGCGTTATGTTGAAGCGTCCGTATGCCGTGTATCGCGTAACAGGAATCTAAAAAAGGGGGTTTTATGTCAGTAACTATTTATTCAACTTTATCAGCGCCGGTAGCATATAATATTTTTGTTCCTAAAAAAAACAAAAATGATTTAAATAAAATTGCACAAAAAATTTTAATTAAGGGCGGCGCCAATATTTCAGATAAAAATCTTTATACGCCAAAAGGTATTGTAACTCATATTGAAGATGAAGAGTTTGAAATCTTAAAGGATCATCCAACTTTTATTAGGCATGAAAAAGCTGGATTTATTAAGTTTGATAAAGGGATGAAAACAAATGTTGATAAAGCGATTAAAACATTAAATAGAAAAGATAAATCAGCACCTAAAACCCCTGAAGATTATAAAGAAGGAAAAGCCCCTACTGTAAATAAAGGTTAATTATGTCAAGCACGCTCACTTTCGACATTGTTTTATTCAGAGAAAAGTATCCAGAATTTACGGATCCTCCTTACACTGATGAGCAACTACAGCAATGCTGGAATACAGCGACATGTTACATAAGCGACCAAGATTGTGGAAAAATGCAAGGCGATTGCAGAGAAACAGCATTGAACTTAATGACTGCACATCTCTGTAAAATTGCAAATCTTGCAAGTACAGGATCTGGCGTTTCAGAGCTTACGCAAAGCGCGACAATCGACAAAGTATCTGTAACCCAGGTCACTCCACCAGTTCGCAATCAGTGGCAGTGGTGGCTAAGTACGACAATTTACGGCCAGCAATTATTTGCTTTATTACAAGCAAAATCAGTGGGCGGATTTTATTCTCCAGGACTTCCAGAAACTTCTGCATTTAGAAGGGTTGGTGGAGTATTTTTATGAAGATAAAAATCAAGAAAGGAAATGGATCTCAAAAACTTGATTATATCGCAAAAGAATTTAATAAAAAAATAATTGGAAAAGTAGGGTGGTTTCCGGATTTAAAATATGAAACTGGAGAATCTATTGCAGGTGTTGCTGCAACACAGGAGTTTGGATTAACAAAAAAAAATATACCTCCAAGGCCATTTATGAGGCCGACTATAAAGAATAAAGAGCAAACGTGGAAACAAACTGCAATAGTAATGGCAAAAAGGATAGCTTTAGAAAAATCAAGTTACAATGATTTTTTGGATGTTATTGGAATGCAGGTTTCATCAAATGTTCAGGAAACTATTAAATCTATACAGACGCCGGCTTTAAGAAATAGCACAATCAAAGCAAGATTAAATAAAAAAAGAGATAAAAAAACTATAGGTTTAATAGAAAAGCCATTGGTTGATACAGGAACACTATTGAATACAATTACTAATGTTGTAGAGAAAAAATGATCCCTGGCTCAAATTTATTAAATCAAGCATTTTCTTTGATTTCTCAACAATCTGTAAGCTGGTATAAATTCAGCGGAAGATTGTTGAATGACATTGGATTTTATGAAGATACTTATGAGCTTCCTTTGACAATAACCGGAAGCTTGCAACCTGTTGATAAATCTGTTTATCAAGATTACGGCCTTGATTTTAAAAAATCATATTTTAGATTTTATACATCTAACAATGTATTAGGTTTAGATCGAGATTATTCCGGTGATCGTTTTATATATAATAATATAAATTTCGCTGTAAGCGATGAAATAGAATGGAGATCTATAGACGGATGGGATTCAGTGCTTTTGGTGAAAGCGCCTTTGGATAATCAAAATGTTTGATAATCAACTTATAAAAATATTTTACCCAATTATCAAACAAGGTTTCGTAGATTTCGGTCTTGGCAGCGTCATTGTTAGACAGGCATATCAACCTACGCAGCAAGGAACGGAATCAGATCCAGCGGTGCATTTTTTTAAGATTTCAGATAAAAGATATGGGTCACCATATAAATATAGTTTTCATAATTTTCTAGAAAATCAGCAGCACCAAATATACAGACAATTATACGAAACAACTTTTCAAATAAGCGCTTTATCTGCACAAAATCCAAAAGATATGAATAGCCTAACCGCTTCTGATTTAGTGAACATAACATCAGAAATTTTACAGCTTGATAGCACAATAAAAGAATTAAAAAGTAATAATGTAGGGATTTTAAGAATAAGCGACATCAGGAATCCGATTTTTGTAGATGATAGAGATCAATTCGAGGAGTCTCCATCTTTTGATTTCACATTAAGACACTCTCAGGATCGTGATT